TTTACACGTAATTGTCACTCTCAAACTTGCCTTCACATAATTCAAAAGCATGCTTATCGAAAAGGGGGGGTTGGGGGTCGGAGCTTGGAGCTTCAGGACCGGGCGGCGAGTTTACGAGCCGCAATGAGAGCCCGGGCGCAAGTTATCCACAGGTTATCCACAACTTATCATACTTAATACTTGACACAACATCTAGTATAATAGGCAATAAAAAAGGGCGATATGTTGTATCGCCCTTTAGTCATCAACACATTAGGAGAAACTATTGTGCTAAACCTAATCTCTTTAATAAGTATCCAATATCCTTTTGCAAGTGTTGTATCAATTCCAATGATCTAGTGTTGTCATTGTCTTTGTTCTCAACAACCCATTCAACAAGGCTATTCATTAACACACCACTTACTAGCTTCCAGTCCAAGCTATCAGACTTGGGTACTGATGATATGATGTGCTTTAGATCAGTAACAGTTGCTTGGTCTTTAGTGTATTCAATTACCTCTTTGATAACACTACTGATATCTACATTGTTTACTGATTTGTTTTCAGTCGTAGTAATTTCATTAGTCATTCTATTTCTCCTATAAATTAATGACACTATAAAACACTAAAAACCATAATAGTGCAATAGCTAATAAGAACATTGGGAAATTCATTGTGTATAACTTACGTTGTTTATTTCTGTGATTGTGTCTGGATTTACATTAGCCCAACCATGCTTACCTTTATTACTAACACAGAATACCAATAGATAATTTGGGTGTTCTCTTACCTCTCCACTTTGGGTAAATCTATATCCATTCTGTCCAATGATACCTCTTTTAATATGTCCTTGTTCTCCGTTATTCTTTAGCCACTTAATACTAAAGAAGCCTTGTTTAACTATGTCGTGAAACATTGATTTAGTCATATGTACCTTTCTATTTATAGTTATAATATAAGCATTGATAACCTAAATACAACAAATCAATTAAGGTAATAATAAGACATCTGTAATCAATCTCAACCCTGAAGACCCTGCGCCCGCTGCCCCGGGCGAACAGCTCATAGCTATAACATTAGTGGTGGGAGTATTGGGGAGCTTGGGAGTTTAGTCGCACCACGTTGATAGTATCTAGCACTGAACGAGCTTATATTTTGAAATGAATACTTGAGAGGAAACATAAGCTTACTAAATAACCCGGGTGCGACATTTTGTGAGGCAAGAGCCGAATAACTCCGTTTATCTTGCCTCGTCAAGGTTATACGACAAAAAGCCGAGACCCTCTAGAAACAGAGAGACAGATATATTCTGGATATATTAAAGACTCTCGGCTATAACACCACGAAGTCATGTACATCTCTATTTCTACCCCTATTATACAAGAATCCGAATCCAATGTAAATAGCCATTTCAACAATCTTGTGGATAACCATAACGCATCTCCACTCGGTTCCCGGGCGCAGCAGGAGAACTGCAGCTCAGGATGCAGCTGCTGGACCGCATCCCGGGAGCTTCAGGAGTTTACACTCCAAAGTAATATCTATACAATACCCATAAAACAAGGCAGAAAACCGCCAATTTCACAGGTATAAGTAATCCTAGTCAATCCATGTCTACCTTCTCTTTCTACCTGCCATTCCAGGTAATGCTTGTATACCAGGCAACTTCAGGATCTGTCAACATAAATTAATGGCTGATTTCCGCCAACTTGCCGACGGCGGAAGTCCCGGGCGCGCCCGGTGCCTGAAGCTCACCAAATACAAAACCCCCGAAAACCGCTATTTATAATCGGAGTTTGGGAGTTTCTCAGCTGCGCCCCGGGCGTCCACTTATCCACAGGTTACCCACAACTTAATGTGGGTAACTATAGTGGAGTTTGGGAGTTAGAGCCTAATGCTCTTGTGGACTAAATATGTTCTTTATACCTTGAGCAAAAGTTTGCTCTTGGTCATCAGCCATAGCTTCAGCCCTCTTTGCATTGCGTGTCATAACGGGAACTACCCCATCATAATGATTCGCAATCCTATTTAATACTGTATTGTTTTCTTCTATGCCATCAGCGATTCTATTTAACGCTTGATTAATGTGATCGTCTACAACCATAACTAACTCCTTCTATTTCTAATGGTTAAGTATCTATTATACCATAAACTTATCCACAATGCAAGAGATCATTTGAACTATTTACTCAGGAAGTTCGCGGGCAGCGGGCGCCGGGCGCCAGCTGCAGGATCCAAGATCCAAAAACAAAGTGGCGTAATTACTGGAGTTTCAGGAGTTTGGGGAGTTCCGCAGCCAGGCCCGGGCCCAGCACGCCAGCCCACAGCTCACCGTCCACTGAATCATAGTCTTTATCACGGAGTTCAAGGAGTTTGGAGCTTGGAAAGAGTTTAGTGGACCCCCGACCGGGATCACTTATTAAGATAAATACAGGTGCACCATGTATCATATGAAGTACATTCCAGGCGATTTGAAGAGGTGAAATTGATACTCTAGCAGTGCCCTTCTTGTTACGTCTTACAACCTTCAACTCAAGCGTAAAAAATCCAACATCATTGTGATATATCAAGCAATCTGGGAATCCAGGAGTAACGTATGACTCAATACGAGTTATAATGTATTTCTTACTCCCATTTTCCAAACATTTCTTTAAATTCTTGTAAAAGTTTGTTTCCGTTTTTACGGTCATATACTCTTTTGCTCTTCACTACTTTCTGTTGATACTTCGGTGATGTCCTTAATTCCTTCGCTACCGGATTTCTCTTCGACCGATAGGACAGTTTTATGACCTTCTTTTTTAAATTTTCCATCTAATCCTAATTCCTTCAATTGCTTGAGAACATCTTCCCTTGACATCTCATCAATTGATCCTGTTCTAATCTCTTTTCTTTCAACATATAACCCTGCAGCTTGACCACGTAATCTTTCAGCATTGATGGCAGCACTGTGTGATTTATCTCCAAGTGCTCTATCTCTTAGCCTAGCCAGTTCCTGTACATGCTTGTCCATTTCAACCTTGTGTGTCTCAGAAAGCTCATTTCTTTTCTTTTTAACAGCAGCCACAACACGTGGATATCTCTTAATGCTTAATAGCTCAGAAGCTGTCGTTGCAGCACGTTCTCTCTTATATCCAGACTGTCTTGCACACTCTGTTGGAGTCATCCTACCCTCATTAGCAGTGTATATTTCTACGAAAATCCGCTGTTTTTCAGTCAAACCATCCTCTCCTCTTGGGTATTTCAATGCCATATCTCTGGTATTACGGATGGTATTACGAGTGACCTTTTCTTCCAAGCTAGCTAACTTGTTGGTATATATATCTTTTTCACTCATTTTAGCCTAAAAATACTCCTTTTTACTCCAATTATTCAATTTGCCAATACTTTGCCAATACCCGCTATCCCTTATCCCATATGACGAATTAGAGATGGTATTACGGTATTGGCAATATCCCGGTAAAAAGAAAAAAGAAAAAAACTTTTTAGCATCCAGCGCCAATACAATACTGTTCATAATAAATACATTGATCTACTGGAATGTGGCAAAAAGTCAAGATATCCGCGCCTTTTCAGGGCATGCATCTTGGAATGTACATTACTCTTTGATTTCAGTCCAGTGAGCTGTTTGAGCTCCTCGTACGAAGGAGAATAGCCATTTGCACTGATAAATGATTGAATTTGTTGAAGAAACTTATGTTGTTTGGGTGTCAATCCTTTTTTATCACCCGTAATACCTTTGCCAATACCTTTTTCCATAGTCCATCCTAGTCTTTTATCATAATGAGCATTTTTATTTTCTGTCATAGTACCCCTTAGCATTAGGGTTAGGTCCGTAAGCCTTCCTTGTATGTCTTAGCATCTCGTTGTATCCCCATTCATTTATTACCTCTGATGTAATAGATTTCTCCAACGTGTCCTTTAGTTCCTTTTCATTCTCATCAAGCTCCAATCGCTTGGGTGCATTCTTGCGAACATATGTAGCGATCTTTGACCAGGTGATTATTATACTACTTTTCTTGGGCCTTAGATAGCCTTTTTCTTGGTCCAAGCGTGGTAGTTCCTCATCCTTATCAAAATTATCCTCAATGAATTTCATTACATCATCATCATTTTCAAATTGTTTGACTACCTTCTCAATGATCTTCTTGTCTTCCCATAAGTTAATCT